TTAAATGCTGCGCGGCTGAACCCCTGAGTCATCCGTCGTAGCGTCGAGCCGGGCCGATGAGATCGCGTGATACGCCTGATTCGACTCGCATCCGATCCAGTGCAACCCCGCCTCGCGCGCCGCGGCGAGAAACGTGCCCGATCCGGCGAACAGATCGCACACGACGCCGCCGGCCGGCACGAGCCGCACGACCTCGCGCGCTATGTCGAGCGGCTTCTCGGTCACGTGTTGCTTCGGCAACGGCAAGCGGCACGGGAACACGCCCGGCAGATACACCTCGCAGTCGCGCATCACGCCGCGGCTCGCCCATACGACGAATTCCGCCTGCTGCGCGAAGCCGCCGCGCCGCGGCCGCGTGCGGCCGGGCGTCTTGTCCCATACCGCGACGCCGCGCAGGATCAAACCGGCCGCCTGCACGACATCGGTCAGCGTCGGGAGCTGACGCCAGTCGATGAAGCTCACGAGCAGCCCGCCCGGCTTCAACGCGCGGCGGCATTCGCTCAGCCAGGCGTGACACCAGAACGCCCACGCGCGCTGGTCCATGTTGTCGCTCTCGAAGTCGGTATAGACAGTCTTCGTGTCGCTATTGATGTACTTCGTGCTCGGCGGCCGCGAGCGCGCCGACGTGTGCAGTCCGCCCGACGAATACGGCGGATCGGTGAACACCATGTCGATTGACGCGTCGGGCAGCATGCGCGCGAGCGTGAGCGCATCCATTGCGTGAAGTCGGTCGAGTAGCGAGGAAAGATCGGCCGCGGGCGCGGCGTCGGTAGCGTGAATCGTCATCGTGTTGCGAGAGTGGAAATGCGCGCGCGGCACGAGCCGCCCGCACTGTTGCGTGTGTCGAGCGGCCATTGTCGACGCACGTTTCACTGCGCGGATCACGAGTGCGCTGTACCCGGCGGCACGACAAAGGCGAGTGCTCGCGCCACGCGCGGGCGACCGGCACCATTGCCGGTATGGATGCGAACGAAATTCAACGGCAAGCACGCAACGCCGTGCGCAAAGGCTCGATTCTCGATGTCGACCACGAGGCGGCGCTTTGCCGCGTGGCGATCGGCGAATCGGACGACGACGGCCTGCAAACGAACTGGATTCCCTGGCTCACGCCCTCGGCCGGTGCGACGCGCGAATGGCTGCCGCCGACGAAGGGCGAGCAAGTCGTTGTGCTCGGCGCGATGGGCGACCTCGCGCAAGGCGTCGCGCTGCGCGGCGTGTTCTCCGACGCGTTCCCCGCACCGGACCACCTGCCGAACACCCACACCCGCGTCTACGCGGACAGCGCGCGCGTGAGCTACGACCACGACGCGCATGCGCTCACGGCCGAACTGCCCGCCGGCGCGACGGTGCGCCTCATCGCGCCCGTGTCGGTCACGGTCGAGACGGAATCGGCGACCGTGAAAGCCGCGTCGGTCACGTTCGACGCTGAACAGACCACCTGCACGGGCGCGTTGCTCGTGAAAGGGCCGCTCGTGTTCAAGTCCGGCATGACGGGCTCGGGCAGCGCCGGCGGCGGCCACGTCATGCGCATCGACGGTGCGGCCGATTTCACGGGCGAAGTGCGCTCGATGGGCAAGAGCGTGCCGCACCACACGCACCAGGCGCGCGGCGAATCGGCTGAAGTGAGTCCGCCGCTATGAGGGGCATGAACGCAGAAACGGGCCGCTCGATGTCCGGGCTCGATCACCTCGCGCAGTCCATCGGCCGCATCGTGTCGACGCCGCTTGGCTCGTGCATCCAGCGCCGCACGTTCGGCTCGGAACTGCCCGACCTCATCGACGCGCCCGCCAACGGCGCAATCCGGATTCGCCTGTACGCGGCGATCGCGACCGCGCTCATGCGGTGGGAGCCGCGCTTGACCGTCACGCGCGTTCAGATTTCGGCAGCCGCCGCCGATGCTTTCGCCGGCCGGCAGTTCGTCGACATCGAAGGCTGGACCGACGAGCGCGACGAGCTCGTCTCGCTGCGCGTGCCGATGACGAACAGAGGAACAGCATGAGAAGCACGCCCATCGATCTTTCGCAGCTCCCCGCGCCGGACATCGTCGACCCGCTCGACTTCGAGACGCTGTTCGCCGAGCGCAAGGCGCGCCTCGTGTCGCTGTATCCGCCCGAGCACCAGGCGGAAATCGCCGCGACGCTCGCGCTCGAATCCGAGCCCGTGACGCGCATCCTTCAGGAAAACGCCTATCGCGAAGTCCTGCTGCGGCAGCTCATCAACGACAAGGCGCGCGGCCTGCTGCTCGCCTACGCGCGCGGCACGACGCTCGAACACATCGCGGCGCTGTTCGATGTCGAACGGCTCGTGGTCACGGCGGCCGATCCGGAGCACGGTATCGATGCGGTCTATGAGGACGACGACAGTCTGCGCGAGCGCGTGCAGCTCGCGCCGCGCGGCTTCTCCGTCGCCGGCCCCGAAGAAGCGTACGTGTTCCATGCACGCGCGGCGGACGGCCGCGTGCTGTCCGCGTCCGCGCGCAGTCCCGAGCCGTGCGTGATGGTTGTCACGGTCCTGTCGCGCGAAGGCGACGGCACGGCGAGCGACGCGCTCATCGACATCGTGCGCGCGGCGCTCGAAGGCATGCGCCCGCAAACCGACCAGGTGATCGTGCAGAGCGCGCAAGTCGTGCCGTATGCGATCCGCGCGACGCTGCGCTTCTTCTCCGGCCCGGATCGCGGCGTGGCGCTCGCGGAAGCCCGCAAGCGCACCGCGAAGTTCGCGGCGGACATGCGGCGCATCGGCATGGAAATCACGGTCGACGGCCTGCACGCGGCGATGCGCGTCGCCGGCGTGCAAAAGGTGCTGCTCGACTCGCCCGCCGGCGGCGTGCCCGTGACGCACGAGCAGGCGCCGTACTGCACCGGAATCGAGCTGATCGACGGCGGGGTCGCGGATGACTAAGTTGGCAACCTCGCTGCTGCCGCCGAACGCGACCGCGCTCGAGCGCCGGCTCGCGGAGGCGAACGCGCGCATCAGCGACATCCCGGTCGACATCGGCGCGCTGATGGACCCGGACGCGATCCCGCTGCGGTTTCTGCCTTGGCTCGCGTGGCACCTCGGCGTCGAGACGTGGAAGGACTACTGGCCCGAACAGGTGAAGCGCGCGCGCGTGAAAGCGGCAATCCGGATCGCGCGCAAGAAAGGCACGGCCGCGGCCGTGCGCGAAGTGTGCGCGTCGTTCGGCGCGAACGTCGCGATGCGCGAGTGGTTCGAGAAGACGCCGAAGGGCCGGCCGGGCACGTTCGAAATCTTGATGACGGTCGGCGCGCGCGACGGCATCCCGGCAACCGCCGAATACGTCGCCGACATCATCGCCGAAGTCGACCGGGCCAAGCGCGGCACCGCGCACTACACGTTCACGCAGGGTTTCAGCGCGACGGGCACGCAGCGCATCGGCGCGGGCGCACGCGCGGCGGTGTATCGCCGCCTGTCCCTCACGGATATCTGACATGGCAGGAATGGTCATCCACATTACCGACGCCGGCCGCGCGGCCCTGGTCGCCGGCGGCAACACCGGCACGGCCGCGCGCCGCGTCGTCGAAATCGGGCTCGGCACCGCGCCGTTCGCGTTCGATCGCGGCATGAAGACGATGCCGAACGAGCGCAAGCGCGTGACGACGTTCGGCGGCGAAAACGTCGCGCCGGACACGGTGCACGTCGTGATCCAGGACGACACGAGCGACCAGTATTCGCTGTACGCGTTCGGCCTGTATCTCGAGAACGGCGTGCTGTTCGCCGTGTACGTGCAGGACGCGCCGATTCTCGAAAAATCCCCCGCGGCGATGATGCTGCTGGCGACCGATGTCGTTTTCGCGACGATCGACGCAGCCAAGCTCGAGTTCGGGCCGGCGACGTTCCTGAATCCGCCGGCGACGACCGAGCGCAAGGGCGTGGTCGAGCTCGCCACGCAGGCCGAAGTGGACGCCGGCGACGACGACACGCGCGCGATCACGCCGAAGACGGCGAAGCGGCGCTACGCGGCGCTCTCGGGCGCGACGTTCGACGGGCGCGTGCGCGTCGTCGCCGATGTCGACGATCGCGCCGCGCAGCTCGACGTGTCGCCGAAGACGGCCGGCGTCGGCAAGACCGGCAAGGCGCGCCTGTTCGGCACGTTCGGCGACGCGACGCTGCCCGATCTGAGCCCGCGCCTGGTCGCGACGCTGCGCGCGGGATTCGACGCCGGCGCGTGGGGGCGCGAGTACGTCGACGTTTGCCTGAACGACGGCACGAACAACGATGCGGCGAGCGACGCGAAGCAGAAGCGCGTCGCACGCTTCGCGTCGGGCGGCCGCGTGCTGATCGGCGAGCGCGCGGACGACGGCAAGACCGCGCTGCAGGTGCGCGGCGGCGTCGACGCATCGGAAGGCGTCGCCGCACGCGCGATCGACGCCGGCGGCGCCGGCGGGCAGTTCCGCGCCGTGTACGACGGCTACGGCGCGTTCATCCGCAACGACGGCCGGAGCGTCTATTTCCTGTCGACACCGAAGGGGGCCCCGGACGGCGGCTTCAATGACTATCGGCCGTTCTCGTGGTCGCTGTCGACAGGGCAGGTGATCGTCGACGGCAGCGGAGCGGGCACGGTCTTCGGCGGCGCTGTGGACGTCGCGCGCGACCTCGAAGTCGGTCGGCAGGCAAGCGAAGGGCATATCAAGCTCGGGCCGGTCGACGGCTACCTCTACGCGAACCCGGTCAGCACCGGTTGGTGGTCGCCGGCGGGATCGTCCTATCAGTACATCTTCGCCGATCACACGTTTCGCATTGACGGGCGGATGGCGTGGCACGAAGGCAATCTCGACCCGCTCGACAAGAGCAAGGGCGGCACGCTGGCCGGCGATGTGTCGTTCGCGCCGGGCAAGCGGCTCGTGCTCGCCGAAGGCAGCCCGGCCGCGCCGTCGCTCACGTTCGCCAACGACGGCGCGCCGGATACCGGCCTCTATCACGCAGCCGACGGCGAGTTCGGCGTGGCCTGCAACGGGCGCGCCGTCGTGCGGTTCTCGTCGTCGCTCGTGGCCTTCGAGCAACCCGTGACCGTGCCGACGCCGCCGGCGGCGGATCGATCGACGCGCGCCGCGACGACGGAATGGGTGCGCACGGTTCTGTCGGCGACGACGATCGGCCAGATTGTCTTCGAGCCGCGCACGACCGTACGGCCGGGCTTCCTCAAGGCGAACGGCGTGCTCGTGAACCGTGCCGACTATCCCGAGCTGTGGGCGTATGCGCAGGCGAGCGGCGCGCTCGTCTCCGATGCGGACTGGATGAAGGATCGGTGGGGCTGCTTCTCGACCGGCGACGGCGCGACGACGTTTCGCCTGCCCGAGCTGCGCGGCGAATTCATTCGTTGCTGGTCCGATGCGCGCGGCGGCGTCGACGCGACGCGCCAAATCGGCGCCTTCCAGGGCGACCAGAACCACACGCACGCACACGGCGCCGCGGCAAGCGAAGCGCCGGACCACGTCCACACCGCGTGGACCGACGTGCAGGGCTGGCACGGCCACCACGGTTGGACGAACGCTGTGGGCGACCACCAGCACGTCTCGCCGTGGGGCGAGCACCCGCAGATGTACAACCCGCCGTGGGGCACGTGGGGCGCAGCCAACAACCGCGGCGCGGAGGGCAGCGACAACGACAACGTGTACGGGATGACGAGCCCGGCCGGCAACCACAACCACGAATTCAACACCGAAGGCAACGGCAATCACGGGCACGCCGTCGGTATCGGCGGCGGTGGCCGGCACGCGCATACGATCGCCGTTCAACCCGACGGCGGCGACGAAGCGCGCCCGCGCAACGTCGCACTGCTCGCGCTGATTCGCGCCTACTAACCACGAGAGACACGACATGCTGATTCACCACTACGACCCGGCAACGGGCGAATACCTGAGCAGCGGCCAGCCGGACGCCGACCCGCGCAACGACGGCCGCTGGCTGATTCCGGCGTCCGCGACGCTCGACGCCCCGCCGGCGCGCACGCCGACCACGTGGCCGTTTTACCGCGACGGCGCGTGGTTTCTGCTGCCCGACTACCGCGGCCGCGTCTGCTATCGGACCGACACGGGCGAGCCGGTCGAGATCGCGATCGCGGGCAAGACGCCGGCCGACCTCGGCCTGACGACCGAGCCGCGCCCGTCCGAGCGGCACGCGTGGCTCGACGGCGCGTGGACCGTGCCGGCCGAGCTGCTCGCGCGCGAGAAGCGGGACGCGGCGATGGCCGAGTTCGAGCGACGGTTGGCGATCGCGCGCCGGGAGAACCTCGGCAAAGCCGACGCGTACGCGGCCGGCCAGCTCGACGACGAGCAGACGTACTACTTCAAAGCCTGGTCGGCCTACCAGATGGCGCTCGTTGCCGCGATCCAGAAAGACACGTTCCCGGACGTGATCGCGTGGCCCGACACGCCCGCGCCGTACGTTCCGCCGCCACCCGAGCCCGTCGCGCCGGAAGGCAGGCCGCCCGCCGCACCGGCCGCCGCCGGCGACGCCGCGCGGCCGGAACCCGAACACGCCCCGGCCTGACGCCGGCCGATCATAGGGAATCCTCCCGATTTTTACGTAACAGGAGCTGCACACCATGCCGCAGGATTACCACCACGGCGTACGCGTCATCGAAATCAACGAAGGCGGCCGCCCGATTCGCTCAGTGTCGACGGCCGTGCTCGGCGTCGTCTGCACGGCGGCCGACGCTGACGCGAGCGCGTTTCCGCTCAATACGCCCGTGCTGCTGACGAACGTCGTCGCCGCGCTCGGCAAGGCCGGCAAGAAAGGCACGCTGCGCCGCACGCTCGACGCGATCGGCAAGCAGACGAAGCCGCTGACCGTCGTCGTGCGCGTCGCCGAAGGCAAGGACGCGGACGAGACGACCTCGAACGTCATCGGCACCGTGACGCCGGACGGCAAGTACACGGGCATCAAGGCGCTGCTCGCCGCGCAGGGTGCGCTCGGCGTGAAGCCGCGCATTCTCGCGGCGCCCGGCCTCGATACGCAGCCGGTCGCGGCCGCGCTCGCGGCTACCGCGCAGTCGCTGCGCGCGATGGCCTACGTGTCGGCGTCCGGCTGCAAGACGAAGGAAGAAGCCGCCGCGTACCGCAAGCAGTTCGGCCAACGCGAAATCATGGTGATCTGGCCGGACTGGCTCGGCTGGGACGATACGACGAACTCGACGGCCGTCATCCCGGCGCCGGCGATCGCCGCCGGCTTGCGCGCGAAGATCGACAACGACATCGGCTGGCACAAGACGATTTCGAATGTCGTCGTGAACGGCGTGTCCGGCATCAGCGCCGACGTGTCGTGGGATTTGCAGGACCCGGCGACCGATGCGGGCTACCTGAACGAGCACGAAGTGACGACACTCGTGAACCGCAACGGCTTCCGGTTCTGGGGCTCGCGCACGTGCTCGGACGATCCGAAGTTCGCATTCGAGAACTACACGCGTACCGCGCAGGTGGCCGCCGATTCGATCGCCGAAGCACAGATGCCCGTCGTCGATGGGCCGCTGAATCCGTCGCTCGCGCGGGATGTCGTGGAGAGCATCAACGGCTGGTTCCGGCAGCAGACCTCGAACGGCTATCTGATGGGCGGCGGCGCCTGGATCGATCCCGAACCGAACACGGCCGACGTGCTCGCGTCCGGCAAGGCGTACATCGATTACGACTTTACGCCCACTCCACCTTTCGAAAACATGGTGCTGCGCCAGCGCATCACCGACCGCTACCTCGCCGATTTCCCGGCGCGTGTCGCGGCCTAACAGGAGTCAAACGCAATGGGTATGCCTCGAAAACTGAAGGGCTTCAACGTCTTTCACAACGGCGCGAACTTCGTGGGCGAAGTCGAAGAGCTCAACCTGCCGAAGCTCAAGCGCAAGATGGAAGCGTGGCAGGGCAGCGGCATGACCGGCCCCGTGAAAATCGACTACGGCAACGAAGAGCTTCAGCTCGAGTGGACGTGCGGCGGCTTCATGGTCGAAGTGCTCGAACAGTACGGCGCCGTACAGCACGACGGCGTGCTGCTGCGCTTCTCCGGCGGCTATCGGCGCGAGGACAGCAAGAAGCACGACCAGATCGAAGTGGTCGTGAAGGGCCGCCACGAAGAGATCGACATGGGCACCGCGAAGGCAAAGGAAGACACTAAATTCAAGATCACGACCAACGCCAGCTACTACAAGCTGACCGTGAACGGGCGCGACCTCATCGAGCTCGACTTCGTGAACGCGGTCGAGAAGATCAACGGCATGGACCTCGCGTCGGACCTTCGCCGCGCGATGGGCCTGTAATCGACGCCCGCGTCGAGCGCGGGCCATTCCAATTTCACATCCAACCCAGGAAACACCATGACGACCATCGACACCGCTCACATCGAAACGACGGGCCACGCTGCGCCCGACGAGAACACGCACACACTCGACACACCGATCGAGCGCGAAGGGCAGACCATTACGCAGGTGACATTGCGCAAGCCAGCCGCGGGCGCGCTGCGCGGCACGTCGCTCGCCGCACTCGTGAATCTCGATGTCGACGCGCTGCGCAAGGTGTTGCCGCGCATCAGCACGCCGACGCTGACCGAGTTCGACGTGGCCGGCATGGACCCGGCCGACCTCGTGGCGTTGGGGGGAATCTTCGCCGGTTTTTTGATGCCGAAGGCGCTGAAAGCGAGCATGGAATCCCGGCCCGCGTAGAAGACGCGATGGCCGATATCGCGACGGTGTTTGGCTGGACGCCGCGCGATATGGCCGCCTTCTCCCTGGCCGAATTGATGGACTGGCGCGAGCGCGCCCGGATACGTAGCGGAAACGAGTGACGATGGACAACGCCCTGAAACTGCGCGTGATGTTCGACATGATCGACAACTTCACGAAGCCCCTGAAGAACGTGCTGAACAGCAACAAGGGGCTCGCGCAGGCGCTCAAGCAGACGCGCGGCGAGCTCGCCGAGCTCGGCAAGCAGCAGAAGGCCGTCGCCTCGTTCCGCGAGATGCGCACCGGGCTCGCGGGCACAGCGGAGAAGCTCGGCGAAGCGCGAACGCGCGTGAATGGCCTCGCCACTGCGTTGCGTGCGGCCGACCAACCCTCGCGCCAGATGATTGCCGATTTTGAGAAGGCGAAGCAGTCCGCGGCGCGACTGTCGATCGAGCACGAGAAGCAGTCCGCCCGCGTACGTGAGCTACGCGCGCAACTCGCGAGCACGGGCATCGACACGCGCCAGCTCGCCGAGCACGAACGCACGCTGCGCTCGAACATCGCGCAGACCACGGCGGCAATGCAGACACAGACGCGCCAGCTCGAAGCCATGGCCGAGCGCGAGAAGAAGCTCGGCGCGGCGCGCGGCAAGATGCAGGCGCTACAGGGTGTCGCCGGCGGCATGGCGATTGGCGGTTACGCGGCGCGCTCAACCGGCGCGCACGCGCTCGGCGATCTGCGCGAGGCACTCGACGAAACGAAGAAGATCCAGAACGAGCGTGCGCGCATCACGGCGCTTGGCCTCGGCGACCAGGCGACGAAGGACGCCGAGAAGTACGTGCGCTCGATGAAGATGATGGGCGTGAGCACGTCGGACAACATGACGCTGATGCGCGACGCGCTGTCGATCTTTGCGGACGAGCACCACGCGCAGATGGTGATGCCGACGCTCGCGAAAATGAAGTTCGCGAACGAGGCGATGTTCGGCGCGGAAGACGCGCACGCGAACGAAGAGAAGTTCATGAACATGCTGAAGGTCATCGAGCTGCGCGGCGGCACGAAGGACGAAGCGACGTTCAGGAACGAAGCGAACATGGTGCAGAAGGTGCTGTCGGCGACGGGCGGCCGCGTTGGCGGCGACGAGTGGCGCAACTTCATCCAAACGGGCGGCGTCGCGGCAAAGCAGATGCGTCAGGACGCCTTCTACTACCAGATGGAGCCGCTGATTCAGGAAATGGGCGGGCACCAGGTCGGCACCGGGCTCATGTCCGCCTACAGCAACGTCTACCAGGGCAAGACGACCGTGCGGGCCGCGCAGGAGATGATGAAGCTCGGGCTGCTCGACAAGAAGAACGTCGAGTACAACAAAATCGGCATGATCAAGCGGATCAAGCCGGGCGCGCTGCTCGGCGGCGATCTGTTCAAGGCGTCGCCGCTCGAATGGCTCGAAAAGGTGCTGCTGCCGCAGATGGCGAAGAAGGGCGTCACGGACCCCGACAAAGTGAAGGACATGATTTCGACGATCTTCACGAATCGGACGGCCGCGAATCTGTTCTCGACGATGTACATGCAGAGCCAGCAGATCCACAAGAACGAGAAGCTGAACAAGGGCGCGTATGGCATCGACGAAATGCACGACCTTGCGTCGAAACAGACGCCCGGAAAGGAGCTCGACGCACGCGCGAAGCTGCGTGATCTGCTGAATGAAATCGGCGAGCGCATCGCGCCGATGTATAACGCCGCGCTCGACAAGACGCGCGAGCTCGCCGACAGGCTGCTGACGACGATTCAGGCACACCCACAGGCAACGAAGGTAGTCGTCGCGCTCGCGGCCGGCTTCGCCGCGCTGCTCGCGGTGCTCGGCACGTTCACGATCGTTCTCGCCGGCGTGCTCGGCCCGCTCGCCGTCGTGCGTTTCAGCATGGCGACGCTCGGCATCCAGGGCGGCATCCTGTCGCGCGCGCTCGGCATCGGCGCGGCCGCATGGCGGATGTTCGGCACGGCCGCGATGGGTGCCGGCCGCCTGTTGCTCACGACGCCGATTGGCCTATACGCCGCGGCGTTCGCCGCCGCCGCGCTGCTGATCTACCGCTATTGGGGGCCGATCAAGGCGTTCGTCGGGGGCGCGCTCACGGCGATCAGCGACGCACTGGCGCCGATCGGCGTCGCGCTTCGGGGCGCATTGCAGCCGGTCGGTCGCGCGCTCGCGGCAGCAAAACCGCTGTGGAACGGGCTGGGCGGTGCGCTCTCGACGGTGGCCGGCTGGCTCAGCAAGCTGTTCGCGCCGGCGCGCGCGAGCGCCGACGGCCTATCCGCGGCGGCGGCGGCCGGCCGCGGATTCGGTGCGGTGCTCGGCACGGTGTTGCGCGTCGCGCTCGTGCCGCTCACGTGGCTCGGCCGCGCGCTCGGAGGGCTCGCCGGCCTGTTCGTCGAAGCGATGGGCGACGCGCGCGCGGCATTGAACGGCGGGCTCGCCGCGCTCGGCACGCTGATTCTGAACTGGTCGCCGCTCGGCATGTTCTACCGGGCGCTCGCGGGCGTGCTGTCGCTGTTCGGCGTCGAGCTGCCCGCGAAGTTCTCCGAGTTCGGCGGGCACCTAATCGACGGGCTCGTCGGCGGCATCAGCAGCGGACTGGGCAAGGTGAAAGACGCGATTTCGAATATGGCGAACAGCACGGTGGGCTGGTTCAAAGAGAAGCTCGGCATTCATAGCCCGAGCCGCGTATTCGCGCAGCTCGGCGGCTTCGTCGGTGAAGGCGCCGCGCTCGGCATGCAGGGTGAGCAGCAGCGCATCGCGAAAGCGGCGCTCGGCCTTGCAACCGTAGCCGTCGCGTCATTCGGCACACCGGCGCTCGCGAAGCCGATGCCGCCGCTCGTGCAGGCGACCGTGCCGATCGATCGCCGCGCGCCGCTCGCGGTGCCATCCGCGGCTTCATCGCCGGCCGCGCCGGCGTCGCCGATCGTCATCAACATCTACCCGCAGGCCGGGCAGGACCCGCACGCGATCGCACGCGCCGTCGAAGCCGCGCTCGATCGCCGCGAGCGCGCGAAGCAGTCCCGCATCGGCTCGCGCCTGTCGGACTGACGCAACCGGAGTCACGCATGCTCATGTCCCTCGACCAATTCGTTTTCAGCCTGACGAGCGCACCGTTCCGCGAATTGCAGCGGCGGCGCACGTGGAAGCATCCGACGAGCTCGCGCGTCGGCGCGCGCGACGGTCGCCAGTTCGCCGGCGTCGGCGATGACACGATCACGCTGAACGGCCTCGTCGCGCCCGAGACGTTCGGCTCGATCGCGTCGATTCGCGAGCTCGCCGCGATGGCGGACACCGGCGAAGCGTACGTGCTCGTCGACGGCGCCGGCAACGTCTACGGCGCGTACGTAATCGCCGAGCTGAACGAGACGCAGAGCTACCACACGGCGGACGGAACGCCGCGGCGCATCGAATTCCAGCTCACGATCGAGCGCGTCGACGACGACGTGCTGCGCACGCCGCGCGAGAAGAACACGCGCAAGGGCAAGCGCTGATGACCACGTCGACGAACGAACGCACCACGAGGGCGGAATTGCAGGACGCGCCGCGCGTCGCGCGCCTGCATCCGCAGCCGGACTACCGCATTTCAGTCGGCGGCCGCGATCTGTCGCGCCTGTTCGCGCCGCGGCTCGTGTCGCTGTCGATTTCGGAATCGCGCTCCGACGAGGCGGACACCATCGATATCGTGCTCGACGACTCGAAAAACGATCTGGACATTCCGAAGCGCGGCGCGACGATCAAGGCGTCGATCGGATGGGCCGGCGAGCCGCTCGTCGACAAGGGCAGCTTCGTTGTGAACGAAGTCGAACACAGCGGCGCGCCGGACATCGTCACCATCCGCGCGCGCTCGGCCGCGATGACGAGCGGCATGCAGGAGCGCCGCGAGAAGAGCTGGCATCGACAGACGATCGGCTCGATCGTCCACGCGATCGCCGGGCGCTACTCGCTGGCGCCGATCGTCGGCGACGCGCTCGCGAAGATCCTGATCGCGCACATCGACCAGACGCACGAATCGGACATGTCGTTTCTGACGCGCCTGGCGAAGCGCTACGACGCCGTCATGAACGTGAAGGATCTACGCTTGCTGTTCATGCCGATCGGCACCGGCCAGACGGCGAGCGGAAAGCAGCTCGACGTGCTCGAACTGACGCGCGCGAGCGGCGACAGTCATCGTTACCACGTGTCCGAACGCGAGAACTACGCGGCCGTGCGCGCGCACTACCATTCGACCGGCCGCGCGAAGCGGAAGTCGGTCATCGTCGGCGGTGAGAACAACAAGAACGTGAAGGTGCTGCCGGAAGACTACGCAACGGAGGCGGAAGCGCGCGCGGCCGCGCAAGCGGAGTTCAAGCGGATGCAGCGCAGCCAGGCGACGATGAGCTACACGCTCGCGCGCGGCCGCGCCGAACTGTTCCCGGAGATGCCCGTGACCGTATCAGGCTTCAAACCGGAAATCGACGAGACACCGTGGCTCGTGAAGAAGGCAACGCACACGATCGGCGACGTTGGATTCACGACCGCGCTCGAGCTCGAAATGCGGGATGACCCGACGACCGATCGGCACCGATCGCATTTTCGCCGCAGTAGATAGCGCACAATCAGGCAGCGTCGGGTCGGTTGCTCCAGCAGGTTACGTTGTGCCTTCGCAGAAAATCCGCATATCGAAGCGCATTCGTCGTAAAAAATGGACTGCGTGCAAGCAGCTTATCACCGCGACGCTCGAACAAGATTTGCAATTCCACCGGTTCGTCAGTACCAGCGCGCCGCAGCGTCGGGAAGTACTGGATGTCGAAATAGGAAATCTTCGCATTGCTATCGTAGCCAACCTCGGCGGCATCCAGCGAGGTGAAGCCGCGGCTGCATGAACGAAGGAAGTCATACAGGCTCTGCCCATTCGCGAGCTGTATTTGTTTCGCAAAGTAGAGGCTCTGAAAGAAGTTCTCTTTTCTGGTCGACACCAGCTCGCTATCGTCCGCTTCATCTGCGAGCGCGTGATACCGGACACTCGCGAGATCGGGATATCGCTTGACGATGTAGCGTTGGAATCGCTTCGGGCCATAGCACTCGCTTTCATCAAGGCAAGTCTGCTCCGCTAGGTAGCGCTTTTCGTCCTCACTCTGGCTCAGCGTAATCGTTGCCGCCTTCGGCCAATTGTCCGCGTTTGCTGCACCATTGCTTGCGCCCTCGGTAAGCGAAAGTACAGGCGGCACCTCACCGGAACTCGCGCTTTGTGCGTCGCTCTTGCTCAGAGCCTCGCTGCGCACCGAGGCTGCCGATTCTGACGCGGGCACGTCGGCTGAAACTGGCGCTGCTCCCTGCTCGCTGTTTCCTGGTGCAAAGGTAAGAAACAGGATTATGGAAACTACGAATCCCGATAGACACGCGGACACGTGCGAAATCAGTGCTCCCCATCCCTTGCTACGCCAGTGCTTTACGAGCGCCTTCCAGACGAGCATCCATGTTGCGATTGCCGCAACCAGCAAAACGAAAACTTTCATCGCTCCCTCGGTGAATTCGTTACACGTGTGCGCATTGCATCAACGACGGCCGTTCGATGTAACCGGCTGCCAGGCAGCGACGCGTTCCGCAGTCGTCTCGCAACGCTGCCGGAGTCCTTCTTGCCGGACGATGCTGCCGACCGTATATCGATGTCCACCATATTCGCAATGAAGCGGTGGCGCGGCCATCTGGCTCACTGTTGGAGCATCCGGGCGATTGACCGTGACGTATGACACCACGACGATCGCTACCGCAGCGACGGCTGCCGACGCGACTACGTGCCGGGAACGCTGCCTCTTCTGAGTTTGCGCGGGTGCGATCCCGGACTGCGTGGAAGTGGAAACAGGGACTGTGGCAGCGAGAATTGCAGGCGCTACATGTTCAATCCGTGGCTCGGTCGACGTCGCTTGCGGCTCGGGAGCAGGCGCCTGTTCTTTGATTTCTCGTTGAGGAGACGACGACGCCCCCTGTTCCGCAGTTCCGTTCCTTATCCATCCGTCGAGATACCGCATCACCCGCTCGAACAATTCGCGCGGCATCTCGTCCATGCTCCGGAACTTGAATCTGGTCATCAAACGCCGGTACACCATCAGCTTTTCGACGCCCGTCTTTGCTTCAAGCTCAAAGACTTTCGCGCCAATCGCACGTCGTTGGCGATCACTGATATACCGCTTTGATTCCACCCCGTTGTGCAGGTGAATGTTGACGCTTGCTTGTGCACCGCTGTTTTTAACGTCCCGGCCGGCAACCTGCCCGACCTCACCACTGAACTTCTGATCCATTGTTTTCTTTTTCTCCTGCGGCTGGCCCTGCCGCTAATTTCTCGGTCTCTCAATCCCGATCGTTTCGGCGCTTCCTCCGTGTACTCGGCATGTTGATCGTGAAGGGGCCCGTCACGTCACCACTAACTTGCTGCCCGATGCTTGCAGCGCTGAAGTCCTGCTGATACTTGCTCGGCGCGGTCCCTGCGGCGAGCGCTGCACGCGCCGCAGTGCGCACGGCCTCAGGTGCTACACGGTATAGGCGCACAACGTCGACCTCATCGGCCGTCAATTCGGTGACGTTGCGTTGTCCCGTAAGAACATAGAGAACGTCGACGCCGTGTGCCGCTACTGCTTCCAGATAAGTGGAATCGGGGCGCCTTGATCCGTTCTCGTAGTTCAGTTGTGCGTCCTTGGACACCCCGCCCAAAGCAGCAAATGCGGTCTGGTTCAACCCGAGACGCTGACGTTCCTCTTTGAGCCTGCGCGAAAAAACGGTCAATTGACCACCATTCAAGTTGACAAGTGGTCATTTGACCACTATTCTGCTGTTGTGCAAGGTTACCGAAGGGAAGTATACCGCCATGCTTCGTAAGAAAGCCCCGGTCACGCGCGCTCCGCGTGGCGTGCTGTCCGACAAGCCTGTCTATATGCGGCTCATGCCCGACGAGCGGCGCACGCTCGAGGAATTGTCCGTGTCTCAAAATCGTTCGACATCCAGCGTCGCGCGATTGATCTACCTTGAGGGCGTTGAGCAATACCGGGCCAAAGTTACCAGCGCTGATGCGCAACAGCACGCAATTCCTGTTGCAGGTCATTGAGCCATGCGCACCCCTGCTCTTATCGAACCGGCGCTCCGGCAAGCATTGCATGGCCCGAAACGCCATGACGTTCAAGCCGCGCTCGGATGGGACGATTCCCAGGTCAGCCGCTTTCTGAGCGGTGGCCAAGGCATCGTCATCGACAAAATCGACACGCTCGTCGCAGCCGTCGGCTTCGTGCTCGTAACCCGCAAATACCTTGATGCCGTTGCCACGCTCGGCGAAGTAGGCGTGCATTGCGAATGCGCTCGTCGCGGCTATGGCGAATGTCGCCAAGGGGGTAATCCATGCGAATCCTGAACCGCTGCCCTCACTGCCGCACGCGTGCCACCGCGCGCAGCAGCCGCGAAATGTCGCTGACCTTCCGCGAAGTCACGTATCAGTGCAACAACCCGGAATGCGGTCACACCTACGTCGTCAACATGGAATTCGCACGCACGCTGTCGCCGTCCGCAACCCCGAACCTCTCGCTGAATCTGCCGCTCTCGCCACACGTGCGCGAGCGCCTCGAGCAACAGCTCGAGTTGCCGGTCTAGTCGCTTAACCGCTTCCCCGTTTCCCCTCGCATCGTGCCATTGCGGCGCGAGGGGCTCTTTTTACCTAATGAAAAGGAGTACTGAATGGCTTTCGTCGCTTCTGCCCCTCTCGTCCTGCCGTTCAACGCCATCGACCTTCCACTCGAGAAACGCCGCGAATACCTGCGAAAGCTCTGGAACGCCGACGTCGACGCCATCGTGTTTCTCGGCGCCGCCCGCAAGCTCGGCTACGCGCTCGGCGGCCGCTGGGATGCCGCGACCGACATGCCGGCGCTCGTTCCGACCATCCGGCTTCTGCACTGATCACGATGCGCGCGCCTCTCTCCGAGCTCGAGCTGCGCGCGGCCTGGTCGCGCCTGCGCATGGTCGGCGACTTCGACATGGCTCCGCCCGCGGTTCGCCTTGTCGTCGAATCCGCGGCGCGAGCGATGCAGAGCCGCGAATACGTCCGCTTGCGGTGCAGCTTCGACGCGAAACGCTGCGCGGCAAATGACACCAACGACTGACCCATCTGCGCCGGCCGCCGGCGCATACATGAGGAACCACACGATGAAGCCCTACGTTTTCGGCGTCGGCGTACTGCTGATGCTCTCTTTTTCACTCACGGGCATTCACTGCCTGACCGCCGACGTGCTGCGCCTGTTCGATGTACGCCACGCACGCACCATCGCGTTCGCGGTCGGCGTCGCCGCATTGGTCGCCCTGGTCGCGGCGTTGGCCTGGTCCGTTCCGCCGCGGAGGTAAGCCATGACGCTCACGGAATTCTTCGCCGAGATCGGCAACGACCACCTGCGCTTCCAGCTCCTCGAACAGTCCATGACGGACATCCGCGCCATGCGGCGGGGAACGCTCGTCTCGTTCGCAACCGACGCGATCACGACGGCCGAAGCAGCGCTCGGCGCGGGCCGTGTGGGCTTGATCGTATGGGCTGATCGCGCCGCATACGAACGCGCGGCGACCAAAGCCAATCAAGCCAAGCCCACATAGCGCCGCGCCGGCCGCCGTCGACGAGCTCGAGGCGATCCGATCACGCGCTGTCGCGCTGCATCGCCCGATAGCGCATCCACTTTCACGCCGCGCGCACTCCCCGATGCCTCGGGGCGCGGCGCTTCTCCGGGGCGGTCCGCACGACGCCCCGGCTTTTTCGAGGGTGACATGAACCTGTTTGCTGAACCCCTACCGTCGGACGACATGGATGCTGACATCCGCTATCGGCGCGCCTGCCGCTACGTGATGTTCGATCAAATCGCAGAACTACGAGCGCTGAAACGTCACGGGTACTTCCCGTGGTCGCACGCTGCTTTGTGTATCGATGTCTGCTCGCGCCTGAATGCGCTTGGCGGCCTCGCCGGGGAGTGGTGAGCATGACGGCCGCATCGATCCGCTACGAGCTCATGACAACCGCCGGCCTTCGCACCGTGAGCGGCGATCACGTCGTGATTCCGAACGACGCCGGCGCAACCTTCGGCATTCACATGGAGCGTCACGCGCCGCACGGCCACCCCGAAAAGTGGGCCGTCACGCATCTTGCGTCCGGCATGGCGGCCGGCGTCGGCCCCACGCGCGACGCCGCGATCGCGCACGCGGCCGCGAACCTCGAGCGAAATAAGCGCCGGCTGCGCGACATGCTCGACGAGGCGATGACGGCGCGCGCCAATCTGCAAATCGCCGTGCATCGAATCCAACAGAACGAACACGCCATCCTCGGGAGGATTCCCGCATGAACCACGATCCGAACCGCGCGCCGCACGACATCGCGCTCGCCTCCGCAATCGCCGCGGCCGCCGGCACGCTGCGCTTCGACAACAAGCCGGGCAGCCTTCAACGGCAATGCATGCTCGGCCTGTTCGTCGCCGCGCTCAGCGACCGCCTCGCCCTCGCCTTCCCCGAATCCGCCGCGGCGTTGCACGCCGTCGTGTTCAGCCCGGCCACGACCGGCAACCCCACCGACCGCACACCGCAGCAACCCAAGTAGCAGACACAGAAATGGCCACGATCGACGAACTGAAACAACGAATCGACCTGCACGACCTCGCCGACCGCCTCGGCCTCAAGCGCGGCCGCGGCGGCGACAAGGCGCTCTATCACTCGCCGCAGCACGAGGACAAAAGCCCGTCTCTGTCGATCTACGTGAACCACCCAAAGCACGGCACCGGCTGGCGCGATCACAGCGCCGACGCCGGCGGCTCGTGCATCGACCTGGTGATTCACGCGCGCGGCGGCACGGTCGCCGACGCGGTGCGCTACCTGCACGACGCCTACGGCATCCCGCTCGATCGACCGGCGCCGGCAGAGCGCCGCGAGAAGTCGACCGTCGAATACATCGCCGATCGCTGCCTCGCCGAACGCGACCGCGTGCGCGAGTACCTCGGCGGCCGCGGCATTTCGGCCGCGGCGATCGACGCCGCGTTCGCCGCGCGCTCGCTCGGCTTCAACACGTGGACGAGTTCGAAAGTCGCCGCCGGCGAAGTCGGGCACGCCGGCCCGGCCGCCGCATTCATCGTGCGCGAGCCGGCGGACGGCCGTGTCGTCGCCGTCGACATGCGCTATGTCGACCCGGCGCTCAATGGCGGCGTCAAGACGCAGACACAGGGCGACAAGGCCGGCTACGGCTGGACCGCCGATGCCCGGCGTCTCGACAAGGCGAAGCGCGTATTCATCGTCGAAAGCGCAATCAATGCGCTGTCGATCGACACCTGCGCGATGCCCGGCGCAGCGGCGCTCGCGCTGCGCGGCCTCGCCAACGTTGACGCGATCGACTTCTCGTCGCTGCGCGGTAAGCAGGTCGTGATCTGCCTCGACAACGACGAGCCGTTCGCGGACGGCCATCCGCGCGCCGGCCACCGTCCCGGCCCGGAAGCCGCGTGGGCGCTCTACGAGCGTCTCGCGAGCCTCAACATCAGCGCCGTGCTCGTCGACCAAGCCGGCTGGCTTGCCGATCTGGCGGACGGCGAAACGAAGCAGCAGCCGATCAACGACGTGAACGACTACCTGCAACTGCGCGGCCCGGCCGAGCTGGCGCGCGCGCTCGAGCAGCTCGAGCCGTGGCTCATTGCCGGCCTGGCTGGCGACGCGTCGCGCCGCGGCCGACCCCGCATCTTTCTGCCGTCGCACGACTTCGCGCAGTACTGGCGCTTCCGCACGCGCCCCGACTTCACGAGCTACATCACGAAGATGGACCGCAACGAGGAATCCGGCGTCGAGACGCCCGTCATGACGGACCTGTGCGGCTTTCGCATCGCCGGCATCAGCCGCGTATCGGTCGCGAGCGCGACGTCGACGATGACGGGCGACGCCGACCAGGCGCCGACCGTCTACTTCGCCGTGTCGGTGCAGACGCCGCGGCATGGCGCGCAGCTCGTCCGCCGCGTGATGCTCGACGACCAGCTCCACAATGTCGACCAGTGGGGCAAGTTCGGCCCGATCTGGGCACCGGCGCCGTTCAAGCGCATGGTCAACATCCTCGAGCGCGGCGCCGACCTCGGCGCGCGCCAGGCCGCGAACTTCGTCGGGCTTGCATGGCGCGACGGCCGCCTGATCGTCAACGAGGGGCCGGACTGCTACTTCACCGAAGCCGACAAGCAGTGCCCGTATCACAACCTGACGTTCCCGAGCGGCTCGACCAGCGACGCACGCCGCGTCATCACGGCCTACCAGACGACATTCAAGCAGAACGCAGCGACCATCCCGCTCGTGTGGGCGCTCGGCGGGCACCTGAAGGCGCTGCTCGGCTTCTGGCCGCACATCACGATCCAGGCAAACAAGGGCGCCGGCAAGTCGACGCTCATCAAGCGCCTCGAGCGTTCGCTCGCGTTCACGATGTTCTCCGGGCAATCGCTGCAAACCGAATTCCGGCTGCTGACGAGTATCAGCCACACGAGCCACCCGGTCGGATGGGAGGAACTGTCCGCGCGTCGGCAGGACGTGATCGACAAGGCGGTCGGGCTGTTGCAGGAGAACTACCAGTACACCGTGACGCGCCGCGGCACCGACATGACGGAATACCTGTTGTGCGCGCCCGTGATGCTGGCCGGCGAGGACGTGCCCGTGCGCAGCCTGCTCGGCAAGCTCGTGCGCACGACGCTGACCGGCAAGCGCGGCCCGCTGCTGCCCGACGACCTGCCGCGCTTCCCGGTTCGGCAGTGGCTCGAGTATCTGGCGGGCCTCGATAAGCGCGCCGTGCTCGAGCATTACGCGACACTGCGCGACAAGGCACTTGCGAAATGCATTGCGAGCGGCGCTGATGATGGCGCGAACCGTATGGCCGCCAACTACGCCGCCGTCGCTCTCGCCTGGCGCTATCTGTGCGAATTCGCCGGCATGGACCCGAGCGAGGGCGGTTTTCCGCACGACCTGCTCGCGGAAATGAACAGCCACGTCGCCGAGACGAGCGCCGATCGCGAGCCGTGGGTCTGGATCATGGAAACCGTGCTGTCGGAGATCGACGGCGGCAACTACAAGCACCCGTACACCTTCGATACGGTCGACGGCGAATTCTGCCTGCTGCTGCGCACAGGCCACGTGATGGACCACCTCGCGCACACGAGCGCGCTGCGCGACAAATGGAACGGCCTGCCCGTGAAGTCGGACCGCGTGTTCAAGACGCAGCTCAAGCACGCCGGCGTCGTGGTCGGCGAAAAGGAAGTCGAGCGGCGCATCTACACCCGCCGCGTGCCCTACCTCACGCCCGTCTCGCTCGAGCGCCTCGCCGCGTTCGGCCTCCACGTATCGGTACGCGAAGACTTGGCGACCGACGCACTCCAGCGGAGCCACGCATGACGCCTTCTCAGCCGTCGCGGCCGCAGTGCGGCCGTGCCCCTTCCGTCATCCTTTCCGGCCGCGTAGCGGCCCTGGAATCGGGTTTCCGCCGCGTGCGCCGATGCGCGCAGCAGTCGGCGCGCGTCGTCACGCGGCCGCCGTTCGGTTCGCTTCCCCCCGTCCCCCCAGCGAGTCGAAACGGCCGGGCAACAGCACGAGCCGAGAGGGAGCGGGGCCGCGCGGGCGGATTTTTCCACAGGGGCCGGGCAGGCAGCGCATGCGAATCGTGGATTTCGCGGGTGTCCGCTCGTAAGTCTTTGATTGTTGAGAAGAGTGCCGCCACGTGTCACCCCGCATTTGCCACTAGTCGAGCCGCTTTTGCCATGAGTCCGGTTTTGGTGCGGGCCGCCGCCGTCCTTCTCTCTTCTCTCTCTATTTCATTGAAAAAGAAAGAGAAAGAAAGCGAGGAAGGGCAATGCATAGGCCGGAATGGACTGCCACGAGTTACAGGCGTTTTGCCATCAGTTACGGACGCTGCCTATTTTTTAGGCCACGAGTTTTTGAGGGTCGCCATGCCTGAATGGTGGCAATTGATGGCAGACGAATATGTTTTGAATCAAACAGTTACCCATAAAAACGACCTCAAACCATCATTCCATGAGTTGCGCTGCGTGTATCCCTTCCACGCGGGCCTGAACGTGAGGCGCTCAAGATGCGAACGATGAATCTGGAAGAAGCGGCGGCGTGGTTGTTCACGACGCCCGAAACCGTGTCCGAATGCATCCGCCGCCACGGACTGCCGGCCGCAAAGATCGGTCGAGCGTGGGTTCTCGTGGATGTCGACGTGATAGATTGGCTCAGACAGCAATACGAAAAAACAGGTGGGAAATGCGGTTCTACAAGCGACAAAAAAATGGCCCTTGGTGGTTCGACCTCAGCATCGACGGCTCGCGAATTAGACAATCTTCTGGCACCTCGGACCGTAGGGCGGCGGAAGAACTTGCCGCCAAGGTTGCGAGCGATTACTGGCGGCAAAAAAAGCTCGGCGAGCGGCCGGCCGTAACGTGGGACGCGGCGGTCGTTCATTGGCTCAAGCAGAACCAGCATCAGCGCTCGCTGGAGACCACCAAACAGCGCCTGCGCTGGCTAACGAATCAACTGAAGGGAGAAAACGTCCGCAACATCGATCGCGAACGCATCCAGGCGCTGATCGAGACGAAGGCGGCCGAGAAGTACCGCGGTAGTCCGGTAGCAGGCGCGACGGTGAACCGGCACATGGCCGCGCTCTCGGTCATCCTGCATCACTGCCACGCGGAGGGGTGGATCGACGCGGTTCCCCCGATTCGCAAGCTGCGGGAAAACAGCGCACGCCTGACCTGGCTTACCCGCGCGCAAGCGCAACGGCTACTGGAAGAACTGCCGACGCACCTGCGACAGATGGCGCGGTTTGCGTTGGCGACGGGGCTGCGCGAATCGAACGTGCGACTGCTGGAATGGGCGCAGGTCGATCGAGAGCGGGCGCTGGCGTGGATTCATGCCGACCAGGCCAAAGCCGGCAAGGTGATTTCCGTGCCGCTGAACGAGGACGCGTTGGGCGTGCTGCGCGAGCAGCAGGGGCAGCACAAGCGCTACGTGTTCGTGTACAAGGGGGCACCCATCGGCCGCATCTACAACCACGCATGGCAAAAGGCATGCGTGCGAGCGGGCCTGTCAGGGTTGCGCTTTCATGATCTGCGGCACACGTGGGCGAGCTGGCACGTTCAGGCCGGCACGCCTCTGCCCATCCTTCAGCAGCTCGGAGGATGGGCCAGCTATCAGATGGTACTGCGCTACGCGCACCTCGGGCGGGACCACGTGGCGGCCTACGCGGACAACATCGGCACACTGCGGCACAAATCTGGCACACCGCCAGAAATAGAAAAGGGTTCCGATTGCTCGGAACCCTTGTCAAATCTGGTGGCCTGGGGCGGAATCGAACCACCGACACGCGGATTTTCAATCCGCTGCTCTACCAACTGA